GATACGGCAATGACTTATACCGCATTTGATTTGCATAAAAAGCTTGTTGAAGAAGAAGGTTACGATCCTAAAACTGATGAATATTATTCTGAAATAGATAAAAGAATTAGGGTTGAATTTCCGCATAAATTTGATAAAGTGGAAAACAATACTACAGAAAGAGTAAAACCTACTCAGAATGTAGCCTCGGCTAAACGTTCAGCCTCAACAGGACGCAAGAAAACTGTCAAACTCACGCCTTCACAGGTAGCAATTGCTAAAAGATTAGGTGTGCCACTTGAAGATTATGCAAAACAGTTAAAAATCACGGAAGGAGCATAAAATGGAAGATAAAAAAATTAAAACTTCTCGTGCGAGCCAAACAAGACATAACATTGAAGTTAAAAAAGTTTGGACTCCACCCAACTCACTTGATGCACCCCCAGCGCCAACTGGATATAGACATCAGTGGATACGTTCCGAGATACTCGGACAAAACGATGCTAAAAATGTAGCATCATCTTTGAGAGAAGGATGGGAGTTAGTGAGAGCTGACGAATATCCAGACACTCAATATCCATCTGATACTGAAGGCAGATACGCGGGGATCATTGGAGTGGGAGGCCTTTTGCTGGCAAGGATACCAGAGGAGATTGCGCTTCAAATCGATGCTTATTATAAAAAGCAAAACGATGCAAAAGAAGAAGCAGTAGAGAACAATCTTATGAAGGAACAGCACCCAAGTATGAAATTCCAAAAGGAATCTAATACGCGTGTAACTTTTGGTGGTACAAAGAAATAGTTTTTTAGCAATTTCTAAACCAACAAAATAATATAAACCGTACTGGAGGCCCGCAAGGGCAGGTACACAAAAAGGAAACAAACTATGGCAAATAATACAGGTGGTTTTGGGTTAAGAACTGTAACGACTACTGGTAATACACCAGCTACGTCGGGACAATCTAACTACAAAATCGAGTCTGGGCTAGACGTAGGTATCTTTAAAAATAATCCGGTTTCATTAAACGACGGCGGTGCAACTGCTGGAGAAACTGGTTATTTACAAGATATGAGTTTCGATACAACTGATGATGGTGGAGCTGGTGGAGTTGACTTCAACAACACTAACACTGCACTTTCAGTTGGTGTGTTTAATGGAGCGTTTTTCATAAACGGTTCTACAAGCAAACCAACTTTTGCAAATTCAGTTGCAGCGGGAACTACATTTGGAACTGACTATAATACTGGCAGTAGCGATGGAATTGGTTTTGTTAACGACAATCCTAATCAACAATATGTTGTGAAATGTGATGCGGCGGTAACTCAAGCAATGATCGGAACTGCTTTTAACGTTAACGACTTTACTGCAGGTGATGCTATAAATGGTCAATCAACTGTAACATTAGATATAGGCGGTACTGCTGCTGAAACTAAATTGTTCAGAATTGTGAGATCAGCCGACCAACCAGGAGACAATGATTTATCATTGGTGAATGCGAACGTCGTAGTAGCTTACAATGCAGCAAGTAACTTGTATTTAGACTAAGAATAGGAGTATAAAACTATGGCAATATCAAGAGCACAACTAGTTAAAGAACTAGAGCCTGGTCTGAATGCACTATTCGGACTAGAATACAAAAACTATGGCGAGCAGTGGACAGAGATTTTTGACACTGAAACATCAGACAGAGCTTTCGAAGAGGAAGTAATGTTAGCTGGTTTCTCAAACGCGGCAGTTAAACCTGAAGGACAGGGTGTAACTTTCGACGATGCTCAAGAAACTTTTACAGCTCGTTATACAAACGAAACAATCGCGTTAGCATTCGCTATCACAGAAGAAGCTATCGAAGATAACCTCTACGATAGATTAGCTTCTAGATATACGAAAGCTTTAGCTAGATCTATGGCATCTACAAAAAACATTAAAGGTGCAGCGGTTCTAAATAATGCGTTTGATGCAAACTTCGCTGGTGGAGATGGTAAAGAGCTTTGCGCTACTGACCACCCTACATTAGCTGGTACGTTTTCAAACGAATTGTCAACACCTGCTGAACTTAATGAAACTTCATTAGAACAATCATTGATTGATATCAATGCATTTACTGATGAAAGAGGCCTAAAAATTGCAGCGACAGGTGTAAAATTAATTATACCTTCAGCGCTTCAGTTTACTGCTGACAGAATTATGAATTCTGCTGGTAGAACAGGTACAGCTGATAACGACATTAACGCACTCAGAAATATGAATATGATTCCTGGTGGTTACACAGTAAATAATTACTTAACTGCTTCGAAGAAATTTTTCCTTAAAACTGATGTGCCTAATGGTCTGAAACACTTCAACAGATCACCTATCAAAACTTCAATGGAAGGTGACTTTGATACAGGCAACGTTAGATACAAAGCGAGAGAAAGATACGTATTCGGATTTTCTGATCCAAGAGGTATCTTCGGTTCAAACGCAACGTAATAAATAATTTAAAGGGGCCGCCTTAAAATGGCCCCTTTTTTAATTCAGGGTGAGAAAATGACTAAATTCCTCATAAATATTTGGGCTTATCAATATCATGCTAGATTTGAAATAAAATCTAATGATAACCCTAAAGATGTTGAAAATGCTATACTTGACAAACTGGGAGAGAATAGTATAAAGTGGGAGTATCTCGGAGAAACTTATGACACGAGAACAAATCGAATAACTTTTGAGGAGGTTATAGATGATACAAGACCTATACAAACAAAAAAGGTCCTGGGAGTTGAAGTGGGAACAAGAGCATCTGTCTAATGGTAGATATACTCTTGAGATGGTCAGAATAGACGACAAAGTCAAAGAGATCATCACAAAAATAAAGCTGGAAGAAGCAGCTGTTGCCCATAAGCAAAACATTATAGAAGGTTCTGCTCCCCAAGTTTCAGTAGCTACTTAATAAAAAAGCTACATCGTTGAATAAATTCCATTCACATTACAGGCTCTCTTGCGCTCTACTTAAATGTGTTGTATAAAAGACACACTATACAATTAATTAGAACATAGACGCAGTATAGTCGACGGCCTAGAGACTATGTTCGGAAACTAGGAGGATATAATTATGGCAAGCACTACATTTTCGGGACCGATTAAAGCGGGAACGATTAGAAACACAACTGGAACTACAGTTGGAGATGATGTAAAAAATACAGGACATGTGTTAATGGTACAATCATTTCACATCTCTCACACTGACACAACTGACACAAGCGAAGACGTGGTAATTCCTGCTAAATCACACATTAAAAATATTTTTGTTAATGTTGAAACAGCTTTCGATGCTGGAACAACTAATAAATTAGATGTGGGTATAGTTGGTAACTCAGATTTATATATTGATAATGCTGAAGTAGGAACGGCTGGAACAGTCGCTCTTGGAGCAACAGCTATATGTACTGAGTGGAAAAATGTTGGAACTAGCGATGTTCGTATCGCAGCGAAATACATCCCATCTGGATCAGCAGCAAGTGCTGGTAAAGCTAGAGTATGTATTGTTTATTCCCAAGGAAGAAACCATACTGACTAATAAATAATTAATGTGGGGCTTCGGCCCCACAAATAATTTTAAGGAGAAAATTAATGAGTACATATCCAGTAGATGTAAAAGCGGTACAAAAATCAAGTGCCTCTACACATACGATATTTGCAGGACCAGGTAGAATTGTAGGTCTTTACATCAATAAAGAACCTAACCTTGCACAAAGCACTGTTACTTTAAAAGACGATACTACAACTGTTGCAGAATTTACAGTTAGAGCTACTAACAATACTAATGGTGGTGGTATGAATGAATACATTCAGTTTCCAGGTACAGGTATTAGATGTGCAACGAGTATTAAATTAGTAATTGGATCTGCAGTTACATTTTGTACAGTAATATTTGGCTAGGAGAATTTAATGGCTACCATCACTTACAAAGTAACCGTAGCAACGGGGACTAACAAATATGGAACAGGTAATAAATATTACCTTAATGGAGAGGCTAATGTTGTCTTATACTTACAAGAAGGCAACACTTACATATTTGATCAGTCTGATTCAACAAACGATACACACCGTATCGCTTTTTCTACAACAGATAATGGAACTTGGGGCGGAGGCGTTGAATACACTACCGGTGTGACTGTAAATGCGGGAGCAAGTGGTCCTGGATCCGCGGGTGCTAATACAACTATTAATGTTGCACCAGTTAGAACAACAGGCGCGCCTTTATTATTTTATTA